AAAACAAGCATTTGAATTAGAAAAAAACAGATTTAATGTTACTTCTCAAGAATTAAAATTAAAAAAAGAAATTTTTACGTTTGATAATTTAAAAAAAGAATTAGAAATAGCATTAAGTCAACAAACTGGAGTAGTAAATGATGCTTTAGATCTTAGAATACAAAAATTAAGAGCTAATTTAAATTTACAAGAACAAATCGTTAAAAATGCAAAAGCATTAGCAGATCCATTTAAACAATTATCACAAATAATTCAAGTTGATATGGGTAATGGTATTAAGGATCTTATAAAAGGAACTCAAACATTAAATGATGTTATGAGAAATATGTTAAATAAAATGGCTGATGCTTTTTTAAATTTAGCTATTTTTGGAAATATAGGAGGTGGTTCTATAACTGGTGGATTATTAGGAGCTATTTTCAAAGCAGAAGGAGGACCAGTAAAGGGTGGTAGTAGTTACATTGTTGGAGAACGTGGTCCAGAATTATTTACTCCAGGAGTTAGTGGCAATATTACACCTAATCATGCAATGGGTGGTTCAACAAATATCGTTGTAAACGTAGATGCTTCTGGATCTTCTGTTGAAGGTGATGAACAACAAGGTAGAGAACTTGGTCGTCTTATATCAGTTGCAGTACAATCTGAATTAATACAACAAAAAAGACCTGGAGGTTTACTCGCATAATGGCTACGTTTGATGATGCCACCGTTGGAACTTCTGCTGGAGGTACAATACCCAGTTATGGGCAACAAAAAAGATCCGCACCAAAAACTAGAACAGTTCGTTTTGCTGATGGTTATGAACATAGAATATTATTTGGATTAGCTCAACATCAAAATCCAAAGATATTCACATTTACTTTTAATGTGTCAGAAACAGATGCAGCAAAGATTGAAGAGTTTTTGGATTTAAGAGCAAATGACAGTGCCAGCTTTGATTTTACTCCACCAGGAGAGGCTAGTTCATCTAAATTTGTCTGTGAAACATGGAATAAATCAATACCTTATCTGAATAGGGCAACAATACAGGCAACATTTAGAGAGGTATTTGAACCATGAGTACAACTGTATGGTCTGCTAATACTCCTTTATCTTTAAATACAATAGTTGCCCCTACAGAGGGTAAACGAGTAGCTGGCTTATTTTTTAAAGTAACTGTAGCTGGAACGACAGGAGCTTTTGAACCAAACTGGTCTAAAGCCATTAAAGAAACAGTAAACGGAGAAACCCGTTATATCACAGTTTACGATACTAATACCACTGCTAGTTCTAATGTTCAATATGTACCTCTTAATGCTGTTTTTAGTGATTTACAGCCTATAAATCCTTCTGCAATTATTGAATTGTTTGTTCTTCAATTAGATACAAGTTTACATGGAACAAATGCTGGTCAGCCTTCATCTAATAATGAAAATAATATTTACAGATTTCATGCAGGATCAAATCTTGATGCGAATGGTGAAATAGTTTGGGCGGGTAAATCTTACCTTAGATTTCCTGTAATGGCAGAAGGTTTTGCTTTTCAACGTGGACAGTTACCAAGACCCAAACTTATTGTCAGTAATGCTACAGGACTTATGTCAGCAATTTTAGAAGCTGTAAATTTAGTTACTGTAGGTAATGATTTAACTGGTGCTACTGTTACAAGAATAAGAACAATGGCAAGATTTCTTGATGCTGTAAATTTCCCTGCAAATCAAGATGGAACTAGAACAAATCCTTTGGGAACTCCTGATCCTACAGCAGAATTTAAACGTGAAATATATACAATAGATAGAAAAGCAACAGAAAATAGAGAAATTGTAGAGTTTGAATTAGCAGCAGTATTTGATTTAGCTGGCGTAAGAGCACCTAAAAGACAATGCACAAGATCATTATTTCCTAGTATTGGTACGTTTAATCAATGAGTTGGAAATATAAAGCACTACTTCATGCTCAACGTGAAGATCCTAGAGAATCTTGTGGGCTTTTATTAAATGTAAAAGGAAAAGAACGATACTACCCATGTCGTAATCTTTCAATTACAGATAATCAGTGTTTTATTATTGACCCAGAAGATTATGTAAAAGCAGATAATGCAGGTGAAATCATTGCTGTTGTTCATAGTCACCCTATAACACCTCCAGAACCAAGCGAGGCCGATAAAATTAGCTGTGAACAAAGTAAACTACCCTGGTATATTGTTAACCCTAAAACAGAACAATGGGGCGAATGTATCCCAAACGGTTACGTTCCAGATATTTTAGGAAGACAGTGGGTTTGGGGTGTTACTGATTGTTGGAGTCTGGTGGTGGATTGGTATAAAAAAGAAAAAGGTATTGTTTTAAAAGATTATGAGAGAACTATGACTCCTGAAGAGTTTTTAGAGAATCCTTTATTTGAAGATTATGCTTGGCGAACAGGTTTTAGAGAGTTAAGATCAGATGAAAACTTAGAAGTTGGAGATGTTTTACTGATGTCGATATTGCATCCAACTTTAAATCATGTAGCTATTTTTCTTGGAGATATGGTTTTACACCATTTAGCAGATAGACTATCTTGTAGAGAGCCATATTCTGAGTGGTTGTTAAAATGCACTGGTAAGAGGTATCGCTATGCTCAAAAAAGTTAAACTTTATGGAGAACTAGCTGACTTTATAGGTCATAAAGAATTAGATGCTGTAATAAATTCTACTGCTGATGCTATTCGTTTTCTTGTTACTAATTTTCCAAAGTTAGAAGCACATATGAGTGAGAGATATTATAAAGTGCTTGTTGATAATTATGATATTGATGAAACTGAAATACATAATCCGATAGGACAATCTGATATTAGTATTGTTCCTGTCATTACTGGTGCTGGAGGTCTTGGGAAAGCTTTAGCAGGAGTTGCGTTAATAGGATTAGCTTTTGCTACTGGTGGTACTACTTTATCATTTGGTCTTGGTGGTTTTGCTGGAGGTGCTGGAATATCTGCTGTTGTAGGTAATCTTGGTATTGCATTAACACTTATGGGTGTTAGTGAAATGTTATTTCCTTTGCCTAAACAACAAGAATTTAGTAATGAAGAAGATCCACGAATATCTTTTAGTTTTTCTGGTATTCAGAACACATCTAGGGCTGGTACTTCCCATCCAATAGTCTATGGTGAAATAGTAACAGGATCAGTTGTTATCTCTGCTGGTATTGACACTAATCAGGTATCAGCATGACAAATAAAATTATCAGAGGTTCTGGTGGAGGCCGACCAAAACCACCTCGTAAACCAACAAGAGCACCTGATACTTTAAATAGTAGGCAGTTTGCTTCTATTCAGGATTTATTATCTGAAGGAGAGATAGAAGGTTTTGCAACTCCGTCAAAGGCAGGAATAACTAATAAAACATCTGACGCATACGAAAATGCAGCATTAAAAGATATATTTTTAAACGATACTCCTATTTTAAATTCAACTGCCAGTAATACAAACCCAAAGACATCAGATTTTAACTTTCAAAGCGTAAAATTTGCATTTAAGGAAGGAACAGGAAATCAAACTCATATGCGTGGAATACAACAATCACAAAGTCTTTTAGCTGGTTTTACTCCTATTGTATGTTCTAAAGACGGTGGTGGTGTTTCAAGAGCTTTACCTACGGGAAAAGATGCAGTTAAAGTAACTGTTACTTTTCCACAAATACAAAAAATAACTGATAAAGGCGATATATTAGGTTCAACTGTAAAATTAAAAATATCTTTGCGTATTGATAATGGATCTTTTTCAG